TCCACGACGAGGCCCTGCGCAGCAAGCTAGCCTGACATGGTGGAAAAACTCAGGAGCGCACTCGATTGGTTGTGTTCCATCAACTTCAAGTCGGACCTGCTCCCTTGGCTGCCACCGATTTTCACCCTGCTCGGCTGGATAATCGTCAACCGGCAAAACAACCAGCGTGAATCACGCAAGGAAGCGCGATCAGCGGCCGATCGGTGCAAAGTGCTGGCCCGCGAGGTGTCCCAATATGGAATCGAGTACTGGAGCGGTACTGCCGAAGTAAAACCTTGGAAGATTGGCGCCGCCTTCGAGGAGCTGGAGGTCGAGATCGGCCGCTTCCAAAATGAGGGCATGCGTGACCGGCTGCTGAACTTGCAGGTCGAACTGGTTGAAGCGGTGATGGGTCACAACTTCGACACAGCGGGCTTTAAGCCCGTCGCCGAGGATCATCCTGTGTTCAAGGAGATTCCTATCGCCAGGCAACGTCTGCTGTCCGCCATTGAACGCGAGCTTACACTGCAGTTCCGCTGATCCTCTAGAGGATCCACAGCCAACCGCCTTCGGGCGGTTTTTTTGCGCCCGGTCAGGCTGCGCGCCGGTGCTCGACTTCCCAACCCTTACAGGCCAGGCCGACCATGCGCGGGATCAGGTAGCGACCTGCCTCGTAGTACGACACCATGCGCCGGGTGATACCCAGCGCGGCGGCGGCGTCGGTCAGCGACAGGTGATTGCGCTCGCGCCAGTGGGTGAACTCGATCACCGGCGTCGCATCGCCGGCCTGCTCGCGTGCCAGGCGCCACAGCGTGTCGGCGCCAATCTCGGCGCCCGTGGGCCAGAGCAGCGACCAGCCATCCTCGCCGACCTGCACGGCTGCGAAGGTGGGTGCGTTGTCGAGCGGCTCCAGTCCGGCCAGGTCGGCGACCAGCGCGGACAAGTCCACGCGATCGGTCTTGCCGTTGGCCCAGGTGATGGTCACGGCTTGCGCGCCCACCGGGGTGACGGCGCTGATGTTGGGGTCTTTCATCGTTTGGCTCCTCGCTGCTGCCAGATTTCCATGACCTCGACCTGGTGGGCAGCGATCCAGGCCCGGGCTTCGGCCAACGTCTTGGGGTCGCAACGCCCCTTGACCTTGAGGGATTCCACCTCGATCAGCACCTTGACGCCAGGCCCCAGCAGATGCACATGCGGCGGCGGGTGGTCGCCGTAGAACATGGCGAGTCTGAGGCCCTTGAAGCGGTAGATGGCGGAATCCATGCCCGGATTGTAGTGAAGTAGCTTCATCGGCTCAACCACTTCACCGCGCCGCGCCGGCACTTCTTGCGCCCACGCCAGCCCGGCGCCGGAGGTGGTGGCGAGTGGGCTGGGCGGGCGATAGCCTCCCCGATAAAAATATTTGCTTCTCTATATTTTGAATATAGATTGATCTATACTTCATCCCATGCCGCAGCGAAAGCGCAGCGGCACACCGGCCAGATGGTCAACCGGCGGCCCGAAAGGGTTGGGAAGGGTCTAAGGACTGCAGAGCAGATCCTGCCCATGGAGCCATGAAGGTGCTGCCCCTGCACCGCAAAGGATGGGGCGTAGTGAGTTCTGGAGCCTGCGACAGCGGGGAAGAGCCAGAACGAAATCCAAAGTGCCTTCAGCGGGTGCTTTGGATTATTTTTTCCCGAGCGAAGGAAGGCCGCCAGAAAAAACTTTGGCTGGAGATTTCAGCAGCCTATCTTGGTTACGTGTCCACTGGCTGTGGTTCACGTGTTTTTTGCCAGAAGCACGCTCAGCCGCTTTCTCGGCAGCGTACTTGTCTGCACTTCTACCAAGCTGCCTAGAGAAGTTGGTAAGAGTTGGGAACTTCTTCAGCAGATCGTAAAGCCGGATCTTTGAAGTGGCGTCACCACGCCTAGCGCTACGCCAAAGCGAAACAAATTCGTCACGCGTTGTGCCGGCCAAGGCGAAATTCTTGTCCTGATTGCTCATGTGACAAGTATAGAAGCGCAAGAGACAGACAAGCCGGCACGCGATCCGGCCGCCCTTCGAGAGAGGGGCAAAACCCGAGCGCCTTCCTGCGGAGGGGGCTGGGGTTTTCAACCACCAGGAGAAGCAAGTGATCGAAGGACTGAAAGTCACCGTGACCGGACATGAAGTGGCCGAACTGGCGCGCAAGCAGGCGGAATTTCACGCCAGCCGGGCCGAGTTCTACAACCAGCAGCTGGCCATGTACGCCAACCACCAGCAAGAAGCCCCTTCGCTGATGTACAGCAACCAGGATCCGCGCCAGGCCGCGAAATCCAAGGCCACCGAGCACCAGGCAAAGCAAGAACACCTGCTGTTCATTGCTGACCACATCAAGGTGGACGAGGTTTACCTGCTGGGAGACAGCGATCTGTGGACTCTGGGCATCGTCAAGCAGCGTGGATTTCTCCAGTAAAGGACTGACGAAATAGCAGGCCAGCCCCTCCCTCGAGGGGCATCACGCAAGCGCCCTGGCGCCGACCAACCGGATAGGCCGGGAGGCGGATCGTCAGTGTTTCGCCAGGGCGGCTTGCTTGATCGATTCACCTGCGACGGCCCTGCCGTCTTTCCCGCCCGCCAGCTCACCCCTGGCGGGCTTTTTTTGAAGGAATCCCCTGTGGACGACAACCAGATCGAAACCGAAATCCAGGCCAAGGGCCTGACCGCGCCTCGCGTCACGCCGGCTGATGTCGAGGCGAATATCGCCAGCGAGCACTACGGCACTGCAAGTCATCTGAATGATCTTCATGTCCATTCTGCGAATGGTGATCGCCTATTCAACTCGCCGCAAAGCCTTCAGCTTCTGACCATCTGCGTTCTCGTGCTGCGCAACGGCTTCACCGTCACCGGCGAGAGCGCCTGCGCATCGCCCGAGAACTTCGACGCCGAGGTTGGCCGCAAGATCGCCCGCCAGAACGCGATCAATAAGGTCTGGCCGCTCATGGGGTACGAACTGAAATCCCGCCTGGCGCTCGAAGCTGCCAAGGACGAGGAGACGCACCTGTGACCACCCGCGTTTACGTCGTCACCGACCGCGAAACCGGCGTCAAGCGCCTGATCCGCGCCGGCCACCAGGCCCAGGCCATCCGGCACGCCGCCCAGGAGCGGTTCGATGTGGCCGTGGCCAGCCAGGACGCCCTGATCGAGCTGATCACGGGCGGCCATGCGATCGAGGACGCCAGCCGCTCGGAAGCCGGCAGCAAGCCGGACGAACCGCCGGCCGAAGTCCAGCCGGCTGAGTAGACCCCCCCATCACCCAACCCAAGCCCGCCGCGCGCGGGCTTTTTCTTGGAGATCACATGGAGATTCGCACCACCGTCGCGCGCGGCTTCCCTTGCCGGGCGCGCCTGATCCACTACGAGCCCTACCGCTGCAACCGGCGCGGCCACATCGACCGCTGGCTGCCCGACGACCCCGAGCACGCCGAAATCGAGCTGCTGCCGCTGCGCGGCAAGAAGCCGGCACCCTGGCTCGACCGCATCACCACCGATGCCGACTGGCGTCGGATCGAGAGCGAGATGCTGCAGGCCCTGCGCGCCGAGGAGTACGAGGTATGACGCACCACTACGACAACCTGGCGACGATCAGCACCCTGGGCCGCTACCAGTGGCGGAACTGGCACGACCTGAACTACGGCGTCACCGTCGGGGCCTACCCGTTCGAAGTCAGATTCATCGCCGTGGTCGATGAATTCGGCAACCTGGTCCCTGTGAGGAAATTCGCATGAACAGCAAACCCATCTGGCCGGCCGCCGTCATCGTCGCGGCCATCGCCCTGGAAGCAGCCAGCCTCATCAACGTCCCCAGCGAGCAGCAGCTGGCCGAGGCCACTGCCGCCAGCCTGCGCGACGCCCAGCGCCAGGCCGAGCAGGAGGCGCGCAAGGGGCGCTCGATGCAGCAGATCGCGCAGTCGGATTGCAAGCGCATGCACGGCGAGCACGCGCAGCTGGTGCAGCTCAGCGACGGCCAGGATTACGCATGCAGACGGAGGCAGGCATGAGCGCGCCGAAACACACGCCGGGGCCGTGGATCGCGCATCCCTGGCGGCACGGATCAAATGATCCTCGATGGAGGGTTATACAGCTTGGATCATCGGGCGGATCGCCTGGATTGGCAGTGATCCACCCACGATGGAACGCGCCGGCCGATACGGCAGAAGCCAACGCCCGCCTGATCGCCGCCGCGCCCGAGCTACTGGCGGCGCTAATTGCAATGGTCAAGACGCATGTCAACTACGCAATAGACGAGCGTGAGTATGACGAGGAGCGTCCGAATCAATGGCTCGATGACCAATGCGAAGAGGTCGGCAAGGCTGCCGTCGCCGCCATCGCCAAGGCCACCGGGAGCGAAGCATGAGCAATGCCGAAAAAAGCGAAATGGTCCCCAAGTGGAGGCTAGACGCAATGCGAAAAGCAACATCAGAGGCCCTGGTTTATCTGGCGGAATTGGCTCGCCATCAGGAGGAGGGTGGCTTCATCGAGGACTACGAGGTTTACCCGAGGCTCGTCAAGGCAATCGCATTGCTCGCCAATGGCCTGAATAGCGGGGTGGAGCTATGACCATCATCCCCCGAGAAACAGTCATTGCTGCCGTGATCCGCGCGATGCTGATGGGCGCAACCCGGGACGCAGCCATCGCCACAGCCGCCCAGGCGCTCTGCCTGTCGCCCGAAACCGTCGCCGAGTGCCTGTCGTGCGAGGAGGTGGCGGCATGAGCGGATTTTCGGTGCGCCGCCAGCCACCCTACCCCGCCACGCTGTCGCCCGACCTGCCGGTCTGGCCGGATCAGGCGCCACCCGCGCGCCGGCGTGCCGCCAACCTGGCCGCCTCGCTGGCCGGCTATGCCGCCTGCGTCTTCGTCCTCATGGGCGCCGCTGGCTCCATCGCCGTATGGCACGCCATGACCACCACCTGAGTCCCCATCGCCCAGGCCGCGCGCCTGGCCAATGCGGATTCCCCCGCAGCAACCCCAGCCCGCCGCCACGCGGGCTTCTTTCATCGGATCAGGAGAGAGTCACATGAACGCCCCCACCCGCGCCGAATTTCTGCTTCGCCGCCGCGCCGGCATCGGCGGCAGCGACGTTGCCGCCCTGCTCGGTCTCAATCCCTACAAGACCTCGTACCAGCTCTGGCTGGACAAGACCGGCCGCACTGACGACGACGAGCGCGATGCCGACGCCATCGAACGCATGCACTGGGGTGTCGTGCTCGAAGACATCGTGGCGCGCGAATACAGCCGTCGCACCGGCTACAAGGTCCAGCGCATCAACCAGCAGCTGCACCACCCGCAGCTCGATATTGCCGTCGCAAACATCGACCGCGCCATCGTGGAGGCCGGCAGCGTCGCGCGCTGGAGCGCCAGCGCCGGCCGCGTCCTCGGCGCCTCGCACCTGCTCGAATGCAAGACCGCCCACGCCCTGGCCCAGCGCAACGGCGAATGGGGTGGCGCCGGAAGCGACGAAGTGCCGCAAGCCTACTGGCTGCAATGCCAGTGGTATCTCGGCATCGCCAACCTGCCCATCGCCGACCTGGCCGTGCTGTTCGGCGGCCAGAAGTTCGTCACTTACACCATGCACCGCGACGACAGCGTGTTCACCGACCTCCTCACCGAGGCCGAGGCGTGGTGGAAACGTCACATCATCGACGACCTGCCGCCCGACCCGCACAGCGAGAACGAAGCCCGCCAGCGCTGGGCCAGCCACCTCGCCGGCAAGGAAGTGATCGCCGATGTCCAGCTCGCCGACGCCGTGCAAGCCCTCGCCGAAGTCAAGGCCGCCATCGGCGAGCTGGAGCGCGAGGAGCAGGAGCTGCGCGACGCCATCTGCACGGCCATCGGCGACGCCGAGGCCATCAGCTACCAAGGCCGGCGCCTCGCTACCTGGAAAGCCAGCAAGGCCATCCGCAAAACCAACTGGCAGGCCGCCGCCGACCAGATCAGGGGCTGGCTGATCGATCGCGGCATCCACGGCGGCGTCGACGCCGTGCGCGGAATCATCGACGACCACACCACAGAAACCGCAGGATCCCGCGTCCTGCGCCTCATCACCCCCAAGGAGCAATGACCATGAACCAACTCACCGCCACCGGCAACAAGCCCGCCTTCAGCCTCGCTCCGCATTCGCTCGAAGAAGCCATGCGCTTCGCCGACATGCTCAGCAAGAGCAACCTCGTCCCCAAGGACTACCAGGGCAACCCCGCCAACTGCGTGATCGCCATGCAGTGGGGGATGGAAATCGGCTTGCAACCCCTGCAAGCCATGCAATCCATCGCCGTCATCAACGGCCGCCCGGCGATCTGGGGCGACGCCATGCTCGCGCTGGTGCGCGGCTCCGGCCTGCTCGAATACATCAGCGAGTACCCCACCGACGCCGGCTGCACCGTCAAGATCAAGCGCCGCAATGAACCCGAAACCGAGCGCAGCTTCACGATCGAGGATGCCAAGAAAGCTGGCCTCTACGGCAAGCAAGGCCCCTGGCTACAGCACCCCAAGCGCATGATGCAGCTGCGCGCGCGCGCCTTCGCCCTGCGTGACGTCTTCACCGACGTTCTGCGCGGCGTCCACATCGCCGAAGAAGCGCAAGACCTCCCGCCCGAAGTCAAGAACATGGGCAAAGCCGATGAGGTCCAGGCCGCGCCGGCCAAGCCGGCCAGCCGGGCGGATCGTGCGCGCGCTGCCATCGCCCAGCGCAAGGCTGCTGCCGCCATGAGCATCGACGCCGTGCTTGACGCTATCCACCAGGCCGCCACGCCCGAAGCCCTCAAGGCCACTGGCGAACTGGCCGCCCAGCTGGCCAGCGACGACGACAAGGCTCTTGCCCGCGACGCCTACGCTACCCGCAAATCCCAGCTGGTCGCAGCGCCACAGATCGACGCCGAAACCGGCGAAGTCCTGACGCCCACCTTCCCCGATCTGCGCCCCGAGCCTGCCGTCGCCGCCGATCCGATGGCCCAGCACGCCGACTTCCTCTCGGAATTCGAATAACCCCCTGACTCAGCGGGACTCGCCTACTCCACCCCGGGACACCGATCCGGCCCGGGAAACAGCCTCGGATGACGAATCGGACGCCGGCCCGCCAGTTCTTGACCGGCCCGAAAAGTGCAAAACGGCGGCGAGTTGAAGCATGAAGCCGTGAATCCGAGGAACGGATCGAACCCGATTACCAAACTGGCCCGCCGCGCGCGGGCTTTCTTTCGCCCTCCACCCCATGAACACCAAAAACCCCCACGGCAAAGGCGCCGCCCGGATCGCCATCGAGAAATTCCTGGCTGCCCAGACCGGCCCGGTGATTTTCTCCGTCATCCGCGACGGCACCGCATTTGATGCCAAGCGGATCGCCAACGCTCTGACCTGCATGCGCCTGGCTGGGCAGCTGGAAACCAGCGGCACGGCGCCGCACCAGGGCTACCGGCTGATCACGCCGCCGCCCAAGGCCGCCAAGAAGCAGCAGCCCAAGCAGCCGGCCTGGTCGCCCTTCAGCACCCCTTTGCCGGAGAGGGCGCCGGCGCATCGCCGCGAGGCCGAGATCATCTACCCGCCCGGCTACCGCCACACCGTCGGCAGCGCACCCAACCACGGCACCTACACCGGCGCCGACTGGACCAGCCGCACACTGCGGCCCGGCTGCCTCGACGGAGAACGCATCGGCAGCCGGCGCGGCGACGATCTGGTGCAGCACCGCACGCCGCTGGGCATGCAGACGGGAAACCAGCGCGGCACGGCCTATCACCGTGTCCCGGCCAATCAGAAAGGAGATCACACATGAGCGCATATTCCGCAGCAGCCGCCGATGAAGACGGCGACGAGATCCTGGCGCTGAAGAAGCGCGTGGCGGAGTTGGAGGAGCAGCTCGACGCCGTGGGCGCTGGCGGCGTCGGTCCGCTGGTGCCTAAATCTGGTGGAATTCCACCAGATTGCGGGGCTTGCCCTGGAAATGGTACGGTATGTCCTTCATCGTGCCGCCTGGCCGAAGAAAGCCCGCCGAGCACCACCGACGAGTTCCCGTCCGCGTGCCAGGACGACACCGAGAACCCGACCAACATCGACAGCCCGATGAATGCCTGCATGTACCAGGCGAGCTGCAAGCGCTGGCGGGATCAGGCAACTACCGAGGATTCCTCGGTGCTTCAGGACAAGCCGGTGGCGTGGCTAACAACGCTCGGGGGGAAGCCGAAAGAGGTAACACGGACAAAACCGAACCTGGATGGCTTCCACGAAACTTGGTCTACTTATCCCCTCTACATCCGCCCGCAGCACGCCATCCCGGAAGGTTGGAAGATGGTGCCGGTAGAGACTTTGGAAGAACTGAAGCACCGGGTCAACACGCTCGCGGCGCTCACCACCAAGCGAGAGCGGCACCAGTTCGGCATCCGCGTGAAACGAGAGATTGCAGACCTGCTCGCCGCCGCCCCGCAGCCGCCCCAGGCCGACACCGGAATCCCGACATCGGAGCTGCCGGCGCAGTGGGTTGGGCTGGACTACAGCACGTTGCTGAGGCTGGCTGGTGATGCCGGGCTTGGCCCGAAGCATGTCAGCGGACTGCTGCAAGCGCGCCTTGAGATTTACGGTCGCGCCATCGAATCCGCGCTGCGCCAGAAGAACGCAGGCGCGCAGGCCCGGCAGCCGCTGACGGATGAGCAGATAGTGGCTGTATTCCAGTCAACGCGTTATCGACCAAGTAGCCTCACTGTCAGGCTTATCAGAGCCATCGAGCGCGCCCACGGCATCACCAGCAAGGAAGGGGGTGCAGCATGAGTACGTCCATCAACAACGGCGGCCCGGCGTTTCCGACTGAAGAACACGCTGTTTTCAATGGGCGCGAAGGCATGACCCTGCGCGACTACTTCGCGGCCAGGGCGATGCAGGCGTTCCTGACCCATGCAGACGCGGCCAATTCAGCCGATAGCATCGTGGCTGGGTGGGCCTACAACATGGCCGACGCCATGCTGAAAGCGAGGGAGGTATGAGCACCGACCGCGAACTTCTGGAGCTGGCTGCAAAAGCCAAGGGCCTGGTTGGATACCGCTACTGCGACCATTGGCGTGGTATGGCCAAGTGGAACGACAGCGACGGCGGGTGGTTTGAGACTGACACCGTATGGAATCCCTGCCGCGACGACGGCGACGCGCTGCGGCTGGCGGTGCGCTTAGGCATGAAACTATCGACAAACCTGCATCATCGCTTTGTGATGGTTAACGACAAGCAGGAGTTTTACGACGAAGCTAAGTTTGGCGGTGTATGTGATCCAGATGGGGTTATGCGCCGCACCATCGTTCAGGTAGCAGCAGATATCGGGAGGTCCATGCCATGACCCGAGACGACATCATCCTCATGGCGCGGGAGGCCTGCGACCCCGACAAAATGAATGCTTGGCACAACGGGTTTTGGACGCTGACCCAGGATGAGTTGGAACGCTTCTTCCGGGCTGCCTACGCTGCCGGAGTAGCAGCCGAGTGTCAAGCCATCGTGTCAGCCCTGACCAACCCGGGAAACCAACCCAGCCAGTTCGGCACGGTGACGATCGACTACATGGAGCAGCAGGTTGGCGCTGAGCGTGAGGCGTGCGCAAGAGAAGGCTGGCTGGCAGCAAGCATCGACTGCGAAGATCGGGTCGCCGCCGCCATCTGCGCAAGGGGGCAGGA